CGCGGCGCTGCGCTCCATCGGCCCGCGCGCGGTGACCGTCAACATCAACTCGCCCGGCGGCGACTACTTCGAGGGGCTGGGCATCTACAACCTGCTGCGGCAGCACGCGGGCGAGGTGACCGTCCACGTCCTGAGCATGGCCGCATCCGCTGCGTCGGTGATCGCCATGGCAGGTGACCGCATCCTGATGGCGGACCACTCCCGGATCATGATCCACAACGCATGGGGAGTGGCCGTTGGCAACCGGCACGACATGGCGAAGGCCATTGCGATGCTGGAACCGTTGGACCAGGACATGGCCTCCGTCTACGCCAGCCGTTCCGGGATGGAGGCTGGGAAGGTGGCGGCCCTGATGGACGCCGAGACGTTCATGTCGGTGGACGACGCGATCAGCAAGGGATTTGCGGACGCGCGCCTGGCGCCGGCCAAGGTGAGCCGCGACAAGGCCAAGGCGCCGGCAAAGGCGCTGGCGATGGTCGAGGCCAGCCTGACGAAGGCCGGCTACTCGCGCGCCGACCGCCGCGAACTCCTGAAAGACCTGTTTTCCGGCAAGCCGCGCGCTGCCGAACCCGCCATGCCGAGCGCTGGCGACAGCGAGATCTGCGCTCTCGCCAAGGAACTGTTGGACCAATTCATATCCCATACGAGGTAAGCAAGATGAATGCAAACGCTAATGGCCGCCTTGCTCGCGGCCTGGTTTCCGTCCGTGCGGATGCCAACAACTCTCCCGAGATGAAGCCGCTTCTCGAAGCATTGAACAAGGCATTCGCGGATTTCCGCGAGGCCAACGACCGCAGGGTCGCCAGTCTGGAAAAGGGCCAGGCTGACGTTCTCCAGGCACTCGAGACTGATCGGGCGAATGCCGATGTCAGCCGTCTGCAAGCTGCCGTCGATGCTGTGAACACGCAGTTGGCCTCGATCCAGATGGGCGGCGGCGCGGCCGGCGGCGACGCGCTGGCCGATGCGGAGTACAGCGGCGCGTTCCTGGCCCACTTCCGCAAGGGCGAAGTGCAGGCGGCGATGAACAAGGGCGTGGCCGATGACGGCGGTTACCTGGCGCCGGTCGAGTGGGACCGCACCATCACCGACCGCCTCGTCGTCCTGTCGGACATGCGCCAGTTGGCGAACGTGGTCCCCTGCTCGGGCACCGGCCTGACCAAGCTGTACAACATGGGGGGCACCGCTTCGGGCTGGGTTGGCGAGGAAGATGCCCGTCCTGCGACCGCGACCGGCAAGCTCAAGCAGCTGGGTTTCGGCTGGGGCGAGGTGTATGCCAACCCGGGCGCCACGCAGCAGCTGTTGGACGACTCGGAGATCGACCTGGAGGCGTGGCTGTCCGGCGAAGTCGATACCGAGTTCGCCCGGCAGGAGGGCGCGGGCTTCTTCGCCGGCGACGGCGTGAACAAGCCGTTCGGCATCCTGACCTACGTCACCGGCGGGGCCAATGCGGCGAAACACCCGTTCGGCGCCATCAGCGCGATCAACAGCGGTGCGGCTGCGACGATCACCGCCGACGGCCTGATCGACCTGGTGTACGACCTGCCGTCGGCCTTCACCGCGAACGCCCGCTTCGCCATGAACCGCAAGACGATGGGCACGGTGCGCAAGCTCAAGGACGCCGAAGGCAACTACCTGTGGCAGCCGTCGTTGATCGCCGGCCAGCCGTCCACCCTCCTGGGCTTCCCGGTGCAGGACGTGGCGGCGATCCCGGATGTGGCGGCCAACGCCATCGCCGCGCTGTTCGGTGACTTCAAGCAGACCTACACCGTGTACGACCGCAAGGGCGTGCGTGTGCTGCGCGATCCGTTCACCAACAAGCCCTACGTCCACTTCTACACAACCAAGCGTGTGGGCGGCGGCGTCCACAACCCGGAGCCGATGCGCGCGTTGAAGATCGCCGCGTAACCGGGAAGGTCGATAACCAAGGGAGGGCGGCTTCGGCCGCCCTCTCTGCATGGAGAAGTCATGAGCAAACTGACCAAGCCTTTTCGCGGCGTGCGCGATGGCGAGATTTACCCAACCGAGTTCGCGGCCGGCGACGAGTGCCCGCCCGAACTGGAAGCCGGCGCCCGTGCGTCCGGCGCGCTGGCCGACGGCAAGTCCTCGGGAGGCTCCGACCAGGAAGAGAAGGCGGAGCTGATCGCCAAGCTGGAAGCGGCCGGCATCACGTTCGACAAGCGTTGGGGCGTGGACAAGCTCGCTGCCGCACTGGCGGACGGAAAGAAGGAGTGAACCTATGCCGCTGTTGACTATTGAGCAGTGCCGTCGGCAGTGCCGAGTGGACGGCGACTATGATGACGATCTTCTCTCGGAATTGCTGGCATCTGCCGAGGACTCAGCGGCGGCGGAACTCAACCGCGCGGTATTTGCCGATCAGGCTGAGTTGGACGCTGCGTGGGGTGAGCTGCCTTCCGCGGCTGCGGCGGCTGCGGCAGAGTATGCAAACGCTGTTGCTGCCGCTGCTGCTGAGTCGGACGCGGAGAAAGCAAACGCCATGGTGGCCGTTGCGGTGGCCAAACGTGATGCGTTGGCTCTTGCCCGCAGTCGCGCGCTGCACGGAATCGTAGCGAACGCGAGCATCGTGGGCGCCGTCAGGCTCACGCTCGGCGACCTATACGCCAATCGGGAGAACACGGTGATAGGTGCCACGGCTGTTCAGATGCCGGCAGGCGCAAAGGCGCTGCTGCGTCCGTATCGGAGGGGGATGGGCCCATGAAGGCCGGAGACCTCAACCGCCGCATCACCATCGAGCAGCGTGGCGCCGGCAAGGATGAGTGGGGCCAGCCGGCGGAGACGTGGGCATCAGTAGGTGAGGTGTGGGCCGGTATCGCGGGCGAAACCGGGCTTGGCGCCATCCGCTCCAACCTGCAGGCCGGCGCACCTGCTTCCATCGCCCGCTACAGCTTCCTGGTGCGCTTCGACGTTGTCGGGCGGCTGGGCATCAACCCTGGTATGCGGATCGTCTACGACGGGCTGGTGTTCGACATCAAGGGCGTCACCCGCGACCTGAGGGACCGCACGGCGGCGTGGATCATCACCGAGCAAGGCGGGAACAGCGGATGACCATAAAGGCGAACGTCGATTCCAGCGATGCGGTGCGGGGCCTGGACCTGCTCACCGATGTCCGCCACCAGCTGGCGCGCTCCATGGCAGTCGCCGGCGGCAAGGTGCTGCGGGACGAGGCCAAGGCGCGCGCGCCAGTGGGCGAGGCGAGCAAGCGGCCCGGTCTGCTGCGCGGCTCGATCTACCTGGCGTACCGGGACAAGGCGTCGACCGACAAGGCCGAGGTCTACGCGGTGAGCTGGAACGCCAAGGCGGCGCCGCACGGGCACCTGGTCGAGTTCGGACACTGGCAGACCCATGCGCGGTACAAGGGCAAGGACGGCGAGTGGTACACGGGCGCGCCGCTGGCGACGCCCAAGTGGGTGCCGGCCGATCCCTTCCTGCGGCCGGCTCTGGATGCAGCCAGGGAGCGCGCGAAGGCGGCGATGATCGAGCGCGGCCGGGCGCGGTTGCCGGAGCTGCTGGCCGGCAAGGGAGGCGACGATGAGCTATGAGCCGCAGTTGACCGCCCTGTTGGCGCCACTCCTGGGCGACCGGTTCTACCCGGACGTGCCACCGGACAACCCGCAGTACCCGTGCGCGGTCTACCAGCAGGTAGGCGGCCGCTCGCTGTGGTTCGGCGAGGGCGCGATGCCTGACCACAAGCACGCCCGCGTGCAGATCACCCTATGGGCCGACACGCGCGCGCAGGCGAACACGCTGATGCGGCGGATCGAGGACAGCATCTGCACCGGCATGCCGAAGTCCGAGCCCCTGGGCGCCGCGGTGTCCGGATACGCTGACGCCATCAAGAAGTACACGGCCCGGCAGGACTTCGGGCTGTGGTACCCCGACCCCTGACCGATCCACCCAGCACCAACCCCAACCACCCGGCCTCGCGCCGGGTTTTTATTGACCCCAGCGAGGTATGTACGAATGGCTCTCAAGATGCCCAAGGGCACTCAGTTCGGTTTCGCGCCGATCATCCCCACCCAGATTCCCGTCACCGCGTTCTCGAAGGCGGCACCGCCGCTGGCGAGCGTGGCAGCCGGCGCCGTCGATGAAGGCGACATCGTGCTGGTCGGTGTGCCGGGCTGGCCGCTCCTGAACAACGTGGTATCGCAGGCGGGCACCCCCGCCGGCGGAGCGGTCCCGCTGACCGGCCTGGATACCACCGACGCCGTGCTGTTCCCGGGCACCAGCGGCGCGGGCTTCCTGCAGAAGGCCGGCGACTTCATCGACTTCGCCCAGCAGGGCGACGCCTCCACCTCCGGCGGTGACCAGCAGTACTGGACCGGCACCCTGATGGAAGATCCCACCGGCCGCCAGATCCAGATCCCGACGTTCAAGAACGCCAAGGTGCTCACCCTGCCGCTGTACTTCGACCCGACGCTGCCGTGGTATGCAGCGGCCAAGGCGGCGGATGCGAAGGGCATGCCGCTGATCCTGCGCGCGAAGCTTCCGGGCGGCGACACGCTGTACCGCTACGGGTACATGTCCTTTGACGGCGATCCGACCATCACGGCGAACAACCCCATGGGCAACACCATGACGTTCACCGCACTGACCGATTCCACGCTGGTGGAGGCCGCCTGATGTTCAAGGTCAAAGCACCGGAGACGTTCGGCACCACTCTGACCATCGTGGGGCAGGGCCGCGAGCAGAAGCTGAAACTGACGTACCGCCACCTGCTCAAGGACGACTACAAGGCGCTGATGGACAAGCTGGGGGCCGGCGAGATCACCCCGGCGCAGGCGGTCTTGGAGCTGGTGGCCGAGTGGGATGCGGACGTGGACCTGGACACCGACGGCGTGGAAACGGCCCTGCAGCATCAGATCGGCCTCGACACGGCGATCATCCACGGCTACGCCCAGGCGATCCAGGTGGCCCGCAAGGGAAACTGACAGAGGCGGTGGGGGCGTTGTACTGGCGCGCCCCCACCGAGGCCGAGCTTGCCGGCACCGGCCTCAAGGCCAAGCACTTCACCGCGCCCGAGGTTGAGCTGTGGCCGGAGTGCGCCTTGCCGATCACGATCTATTCGCGGGTCTCCACCCAGTGGCGCAGCAGCGCCGGGGGCCTGATAGGGCTGGACTACCAAGAGGTGCACCGGGAGCTGGACCGTGAGGGGCTCTCGGGAGACCGCCGAGAGGAGGTGATGGCGGGAATCCGGGTCATCGAAGCGGCAGCCCTGGCGCACTTCGCTGAGGCCAGCAGGTAGCGATCCTGCTACGATCCGCCCGACAACAGAAGGGGCGGGGAACCATGGCGCTGATCAAATGCACGGAATGCGGACGCGAGGTGAGCGACAAGGCCGCCGCGTGTCCAGGGTGCGGGGCGCCAGTTGTACCGCCACCGCCGGCGGCATACGCTCCTCCTCCGCCGCTACCGCCGCCCCTGCGGCAAGAGCCCATGCCGAGAATTAAGGGGTTATGGCTGTATGTAGTCCTACTAGTGGCGGTCTTGGCAGGTGCGACGGTGTGGGGCGTACTTAGCCAGCAGACGCCGGAACAGAAAGCCGCGGCGGCTGCTCGTAAGGCAAAGGATGAAGCCATTGCAGCGGAACAGCGCGCACAACAGGAAAGCCGTCGCCACGAGAAATTCGCGGTTGAATTCTGCGAGACGCGATACAAGGAAATGAACGCGGACCGACAATACACGCCCGCTATGCTTCGCCTTCATTCGATGACCTGCCGAAAGATGCGCGACGATTACAGGGCGAAATGGGGTCAAGACCCCTAACGCCGAAACCAGCAGCAGAAGAAGCCCGCCCTCCGGCGGGCTTTTTTATTGCCAGAGGAAAAGTAATGACAGACGCCGCCATCGGTACTGCGCGCATCGATGTAACCGTCGACACGTCGCAGTTCGACTCCGCAGTTTCCGCCGCAAAGCGTGCTGTGTCGGACATGTCCACTTCCGCGCAGCAGCAGTATCAGCAACTCGCGGGTGCAGAGAAGCGGCGTGTCGACGCGCTCGTGCGGCAGGCCGATACCCTCGGCATGACGAAGGCACAACAGCTGGCGTACAACGCCTCGCTGCGCACCAGCGGCCCGATCTTGGACGAGATCGTGAAGAAGCTGGCGTCCGGCGAGGCCGCGGCAAAGAAGGCCGGCGCCGAACTGAACAAGTACGGCGTCAGCGCCGCCCAGCAGGCCGCAGCGCTTCGCGGTACGCCGGCTCAGATCACCGACATCTTCGTCTCCCTGCAGGGCGGCCAGCGTCCGATGACGGTCCTGCTGCAGCAGGGTGGCCAGCTGAAGGACATGTTCGGCGGCATCGTGCCGGCCGCCCAGGCGCTCGGCGCCCAACTCGCCGCAATGATCAATCCCGCGACGATTGCCGTTGGCGCCCTTGCAATGCTAGCGGTCGCTTGGAAGCAGGGCGCAGATGAGCAGCAGGCATTCAATGCCGCGCTTGTCACCACAGGCGACTATGCAGGGGCAAGCGCGAGCCAGTTCAGGGGACTAGTTGAGGAACTGGCAAGCCTGCAGTCCGTGACGCACGGCGGTGCCGTCGAAGCACTCACTGCCGTTGCGGCGTCAGGTCGGTTTGCGAGCAACGAGTTTTTGCAGGTCGCCGAGTCGGCCGCACGGATGCAGGCCGCCACCGGCCAGAGCATCGAGGCGACGATTTCAAAGTTCGAGCAGATTGCGAAGTCGCCGGTTGACGCGCTGCTGAAACTCAACGAAACCGAGCACTTCCTAACCCGCGCCCAGCTCGCGCGGATCGATGCCTTGATAGCAGAAGGAAACGAAACCAAGGCCGCAGCCGAGGCCACGAAGATCTACAAGCAGCATCTGGATGATGTAGCTGACGCCGCGGAGGCGGCGCGCCCACATCTTGCAAAGCTGTGGAGTTATCTTCGTGAGCAGACGTCCGCCGCCTGGGCGGAAGTTAAAGACTTCGCCGAGTTCCTCGCCGCGACGCAAGAGCGGTTCCAGAAACGTTCCTTGTGGCAGATGGCCGGACCGCTGGGTGGCTTCAACTTCGCCAGGGACATGTATCGGGCCGAGGCGGCAAACCCGGTGCCCCCGCCGAAAGTCATCTGGGCTGGCATCGATGCCGAAGGGAGCGAGCCGGTGGGCCCGAATGAGGCCAAGGCGCGCGCGGAGCGGAAGAAGGCCCAGGAGGAATGGGATCGGTGGGTCGGCCAGAACCTCAGCAAGCGCGAGAAGCAGCAGGCGGAAGAGAAACGTATCCAGGAGGCCGGCAAGAAGCTGGGACTGGATCAGGCCAAGATTGACGAGCAGATCGCGGCCTCCCGAAAGCGGTTTGCCGAGGCGGAGGCGAAGGGGGCAAAGAAGGCCGATCCGATCCAGAATCTTGCCGAGCGCATCAAGCAGCAGATCGCGTTGAACACGGAACAGTTGCAGTCGGAGGCGAAGCTGACGACCAGCCAGCGCCTGCGCGTCCAAGTGGAACAGGAACTGCTCAACCTGGGCGCCAAGGCCACACCGGAGCGGCGGGAAGCGATCAATCAGCTGCTCAAGCAGCTGGACGCGACCGGCGAACTTGTGGACAAGAAGCAGAAGGAGGCACGCGCCACGGAGCAACTGCAGCGGCTACAGGCGCAGATTCGGGTCTCCGAGGAGAACCGGCTTCGTACCAACACCATCGACCTGCTGTCGTATGGGCGGGGTGGTGATGCCGTCGAGATGCTGCGCCGGCAGCTGGACATCCAGCGCGAGTACGAGGAAGGGTTGAAGCAGATCCGCGACCGGGGCGTTGCCGAGGATTCGGCGTCCTGGCGCCGACAGGAACAGGAACTGCGTGCCAGCCGCGACCGGATGCTGGACGCTGAACGTGAGTTCCAGCAACGCCGGTTGGCGCTGATGGGCGACTGGCGCGTGGGTGCCAATGCTGCGCTGGAGGACTACCTTGCTTCGGTCGCGGACGTAGCCAGTCAGTCGCGCGACATGTTCGCCTCCACGTTCGGGGGGGCAGAGGATGCCATCGTGCGCTTCGTCAAGACCGGCAAGGCATCTGTCTCCGATCTTGCCGATTCGATCATCGCCGACCTTGCGCGCATCGCCGTGCGGCAGGGGATCACCGGCCCGCTCGCCAGTGCCCTGGCGGGATTGTTCGCCGGGGGCGTGGGGCCTGTGCAGCGCGAGTCCATCCCCCTGAGCAACAGCGGGGTGAAGTTCAACGCCAAGGGCGGCGCCTACAACTCGCCGAGCCTGTCGGCCTACTCCGGCGGGGTGTACGACAGCCCGCACCTGTTCGCGTTCGCCAAGGGTGCCGGCGTGTTCGGAGAAGCGGGGCCGGAGGCGATCATGCCGCTCCGTCGCGGTCCGGATGGACGCCTGGGCGTCTCCGCTGCTGGCGGTGGTGCAGCGTCGGTCAAGGTCGAGGTGATCAACAAGGGGCAGCCGGTGAAGGCTACGGCGTCGGCGGAGCAGCAGCCGGACGGCAGCCAGCTGATCCGGATCGTTCTCGACGCAGTGGCCGACGATATTGCCTCGGGCGGCAGGGTGGCCCAGGCCGGCAAGGGCCGATACGGATGGAGGGATCAACTTGGCTGATTTTCCGAGTTACGCGCACATCCTGGCGGACGGCTTCACGGAGTCGTTCGATCCGGCGGTGGAGCGCACCGACATGGAGCGGGGCGTACCCAAGCAGCGCCTGTTGAACACGCAGGTCATGGCGAAGGTGAGCGCGACGATCCTCTTCCGGAAGAAGGCGGACATCGCATCGTTTGAGTCCTGGTACTTCGACACCATCAAGCGCATCGGCTGGTTCCAGATCAGGCACCCAAGGACGGGTGCGACGATCACGGCGCGCTTTGAGGGCGGCAGCATCGGCACGCTCGTCCCGCTGGGGCCGGCGTTCTACATCGCCAGCCGGACGGTCATCATGGAGTACCTGCGATGACGACCTTCACCGAGCGCCGGCAGCGTGTCACCGACACGGCCGGAACGCTGCTGTTCCTGGAGATCACCGCCCCCTCGTTCGGCGAGACGCTGCGGCTGGTCAATGACACGCAGCCCTGGACGAGCAACGGCATCGAGTACGTCGGCGTGCCGTTCGGGTTCAAGCTGCCCAGCGACGTGGGCGGCCAGACGCCGCGGGCGGTGCTGACCATGGACAACGTGGGCCGCGGCATCACGGAGGACTTGGAACGGCTGCTGCCCGGTGACGTGGTGATGGCCCGGCTGCTGTTGAGCGACCGGGCCGACCCCAATGTCATCGAGCGCGCATTCCTGCTGCCGCTGACGCAGGTGTCGGTCAACGCCAGGACGGCGACGGCGCAGTGCGGCTACGACGCGATCATGCGCCAGCAGGCTGTGCGGCTGCGGTACACGCCCTTCACCGCGCCGGGGGCGTTCTGATGCACCTGGCCGATGTAGAGCGATTCGTTGCCATCCCGTACGACGAACGGGAGTTCGACTGCGCCGATCTTGTGGTGCTGGTCCAACGGGCGTTGTTCGGCCGCACTGTCCAGCTTCCCGGGCGGCGACCGCGGGGCGTGGAGGGGCAGGCGGCCCTTGGGGAGCTGTCGCGCCCCTATGGACGACGAACAGACACGCCACAGGACGGCGATCTCGTCCTCATGGTCGAACACGGACAGAAGCGCCCCGGCCATGCCGGGGTTTTCTTTTTCCTGGCCCACGAGGGCTGGGTACTCCACACGAACGAGCGCAACGGCTGCAGCGTGCTGCACCGCGTGCGTGAGCTGCCCGACTTCGGGCTCAGGATCGAGGGCTACTACGCATGGGCGTGATGCAACAACCGCCGCTGGGGCCGGGCCAGCTGATCGTGACCCCGCATCCGCTGATGCTGGACGGCCAGCGGAACGTTGTGTGGGAGGCGCGCGCGGGCGAGAGCCTGTACACCATCCTGCAGCGCAACGTGCCGGAGCTGGACGGGCAGCGGTGGGAGGTGTGCATCGGCGGCCGTGCCGTCGAGCGGCACCTGTGGCACCACGTCTACCCGAAGCAGGGGCAGGTGATCGAGGTCCGCGGCGGTGTCGGCCGCTCCGCGCTGGCTCTCGTCGCCGTGCTGGCCCTGACCTATTTCACGTTCGGCTTTGGCGCGGCCACGGCTGGCATGTGGGGGGCTGGGGCAGTAGCGGGCAGCTTTGGCGCCCTGGCTGCCGCCGGCGTCTACATGGCCGGCTCGATGCTCATCAACAAGGTGCTGGCACCGAAGCAGCCGAAGGTGGACAACCGGCAGCAAGACCCGGTGCATGCGATCAGCGGCGCGCGCAACCAGCTGCGGCTATACGAGCCGTACCCGTTGCTGTTCGGCCGGGCGCAGATCACCCCGGACCTGTTGAGCAAGCCGTACACCTGGTACGAGGGCAACGATCAGTTCCTCGGCCTGCTGCTGTCGGCCGGCATCAACGTGGGTCGCATCGAGGCCCTGTACAACGGCGACACGCCCCTGTCGAACTACGAGGGCGTGCAGGTCTACCACGCTGGCTACAGCCAGATGCCGGAGCAGACCATCCCGCTGTACAGCAACGCCGACACCATCGACGGCGCCGAGCTGACCAAGGACAAGGCGTGGGTGGAGCGCACCACCAGCGCCGACACGGTGCGCATCCAGGTCAACCTGGAATACGTCCTGGGCGGCACCGGCACCAGCGGCAAGAGCTACTACGTCTCGGAGACCGTCGAAGCGCAGTACCGCCCGGTGGGCACGACGAACTGGCAGCCGCTGGCGTCGCAGACGTTCCGCTCTGACCGGTTCGATGTGCGCCGGGCGACGCTGGCCCGGGATGTTGCGCGCGGACAGTACGACGTGCGCGTGCGCATGCTGGGGCAGGGCAACTACGAGGGGAAGAACACCCAGAAGAACGACTTCCAGTGGACTCAGCTCACATCGGTCCAGGCGGACGATGCCGACTACACCGGAATCGCGCGCAGCGGCGTGCGGATCAAGGCCACCGGCCAGCTCAACGGCGCGCCGGACGAGCTGCGGGGCGTCGCTTTCGCGGCGCCGATCCCGGAGTGGAGCGGCACGGCGTGGGTGACGAAGGAGAGCAGCAACCCCGGAGCCCAGTGCCTGGCGTACGCGCGCGGCATCTGGGCCGGCTCGCGCCTGCTGGCCGGCATGGCCCTGGCGGACGCGCAGATCGACATCGAGTCATGGAAGGCGTTCTCCCTGCACTGCGCCGCCAACGGCTACACCTACGATTTCTACGTGAAGGAGGCGCGCAGCCACACCGACGTACTGGCCGCCATCGCGCGCGCGGGCTTCGGCGAGATCACCTGGGCCGGCGGCCGGCTGGGCGTGGTCTGGGCAGCGCAGGAACAGCCGCTGTCCGGCGTCGTCGCCATGCCGACGATCAAGAAGGGCACGTTCCAGGTCGACTACACGCTGGCGAACGCCGCAGACGGCATCGAGTACACGTACATCGATGCGGCCGACTGGCAGGCCAAGACCCTGCGGGTGCCGGCGCCGGGCGTGGACATCATGCTCAACCCGGCCCAGGTGTCGGGCGAGGGCGTGAGCACGGAGCAGCATGCGGCCTGAGCCGCGCGCTGGCATCTGGCCCAGCACCTGTACCAGTACAAGGACATCGGCTACAGCACGGACATTGAGCACCTGACCTACCAGCGGCTGTCGCTGCTGGCGCTGCAGCACGACCTCACGCAGTGGGGCTATGGCGGGCGTGTCCAGGGCGTCGGTGGTACGGGCGGCGCGGTGACGCTGCTGTTGGACGAGCCCGTACCGGCGCCGGTGGCCGGCAATGCGTACATCGGGGTGCGCATCCCGGGCGAGCGGGTGTACCGGGTGCTGCGCGTGCAGCCGTTCAGCGGGACGAGCAACACCATCACGCTGGCCGATCCGTGGCCGGCAGATGCCGCGATCCCGGGGGCCGATCCGGACAACCCGGCTCACGACACCATCTGGGTCTACGACTTCCGGCAGACGCCGGGCTACCGGGTGCGCGTGACCAGCATCGAGCCGGAGCCTGACTTGAAAGGCGCCGCGGTGCGGGTGGTGCCAGAGGGGCCGGAGTTCTGGGACTACGTGCTCACCGGGCACTACATCCCGGCGCCGAATCAATCGCTCCTGCAGACCCGGCCGGTGGCCAGCAACCTGCGGATCAGCGAGGCGCAGATCGTCCAGGGCAACACCACCTTCACCGAGCTGACGGCCACGTTCGACGTGACCGGGCCTGTGGGGGCAACGGTGGTTCGGGCTGCCGGCGCCGGCGGCGAGCTGCAGGACGTGGCTCAGACGGTGACGCGGACGGCGACCTGGCGCATCAACGAGCCGGGCACGTACACCATTGTCGTGCGGCCCTTCTCGCCCGATGGGGAGGCGGGCGTCGCGGTGCAGGCGACGTACACGACGGGAGGCTCCGGCCTGCCGCCGGTGCTTGTGGACCTGTTCGCGGTGGAAGAGCGAAGCGGTGGCGTCCGGCTCTACACCTGGGGCTGGCTGGCGGACACGATGCGCTCCCCGGACTTCGCGGGCGTGGAGATCCGCTACACGCCAGGGAACGTGCCGGTGCCCGCCTGGGACTCGATGACGCCGCTGGGCGAATCGGGCTACTACACCGCGCCGTTCGAGAGCGTGCTGCCGGCGGCCGGCGAGTGGACCATCGCGTGTCGGTCACGCAACACCGCCGGGCAGCTGTCCGATGGCATGCGCACGGTGACAAGGACGTTCGGCCCCAACCTGGGCGAGATCATCGAAGAGATCGATCCGGAGGGGCTCACCGAGTGGTTGATCGAGCTGCAGCGCCAGATCGATGAAGCCAACCGGCTGCGATTTGAGGGCGACGCGAAGGAGGCGCAGGACCGCGCCAACCAGATCGCTGCCGAGGCGCAGGAGCGGCAGCAGCAGATCGACGCGGAGCGCGCGGCGCGGCAGGAAGCCGTGAACGCTGCGCAGGGCCGCATCAACACGATCCTGTCGGACTCGATCATCTCGGCCGACGAGAAGCCGCAGCTCATCATCGACTACGAAACCCTGCTCACGGAGCTGCCGGGAATCCAGGCCGAGGCCGAGCTGTCCGAAGCCATGGAGCAGTTCGACGCCTACAAGGCGGCGCTGGACGACCTGACCGAGTACCTCGGCACGCTGGACGATCCGGTGCCATGGAACGACACCAGTGGTTTCACCTACATCAAGTAACCCACCAGGCCCGCGCGAGCGGGCCTTCTTCTTGCACGAGGAAACAATGACCGCAGCTACCGATACCCTCGAAAACGGCCTTTTGGCCCTGCTGTTCAACAACACCGCCTTTGCCGGCCTGGGCGACACCGCCGGCCTGCTGGGCTCTGCTGCCGCCGGCTCGCTGTACGTGAGCCTGCACACCGCCGACCCGGGCGAGGGTGGCAACCAGGGCACGAGCGAAACCACTTATGGCGGCTATGCCCGCGTCGGCGTCGCGCGCACCGCGGGCGGCTGGACGGTGACCGGCAACCTCGCATCGAACACCGCGGCGGTGCAGTTCCCGGCCTGCACGTCGGGCGCCAGCACGATCACGCACATCGGCATCGGCACGGCCGCGTCCGGCTCCGGAAAGCTGCTGTGGCATGGCGCCTTCGATGATCCGGCATCGCTTGCGGTCTCGCCGGGCATCGCGCCGAAGTTCGACCCCGCAACCATCAACGTGACGGTGGACTGATATGGCCGACATGGGCACCGACTTCAACGGGCTGCCCGCCGCCGGGACGCTGACCGGGGGCGAGGTGGTCGCGGTCCAGCGCGGCACGGGCGAAGGCTCCACGTTGCGCACCACCATTGCCGCGATCCTGGCGATGGCCGGCTCCGGCACGCAGACCGGCGATACGCTCGTCTCGGCCCGCAATCCGGGTGCCGGCTGGCTGCGGCTGGGCACCGTCTACAGCCAATCGGCATACCCGGCCCTCTACGGGCTGGTGGGGCTGATCGGCGACGTGCCACCGGGCCGCAACTGGACGGCGCAGACGCCAACTGCCGGCATCACCACCGCGATCAACGATGCGTGCTGGATCACCGAGCGCATCGCCGTTGCTGTTGGCAACAACGTGGTCTGGCGCACCACCGACGGCGGTGTGAACTGGGCGCAGATCACGGTGGCGGGCAACTTGCTGGCCGTCGCCCGCGTTTCCAGCAGCGTGGCGATCGCGTGCGGGCTCAGCGGTGTGGTTCTTCGCACCACCGACGGCGGCGCTACCTGGTCGGCGGTCTCCAGTGGCACGACGAACACGCTCAGGACGATCACGGTATTCAACGCCTCCCGCATCCATCTGGGCGGCGCTTCAAGCACGGGCCGGATCAGTACGGACGGCGGCGCCACGTTCGGCGCCGGCACTGCCGCAATGGCAGACGCACGCCGCACGGTTCGATTCAGCGCCAGCGTCGCGGTGGCGTTTTCGAGCAGCAGCACTGCCGCGCGCACGACGGACGGTGGCGCTACCTGGACGGTCATTACGATCCCGACCTTCAACAATGTGAGCGGATCGTGCGCGTTTGACGAAGCGCGCGCTGTAGTCGCATCCAGCGCGGGCGTAATCCTGCGGACTATCGATGCGGGTGTGACGTGGACCACTTCGACCCTTTCCGGCGTGACGAATGCGCCCGGGGGCATCGTCCGTACATCGGCCCTTGCCGCCGTACTCGTCGCCAGCTCGGGCACCAGCTACTGCACGTTCGATGCGGGCGCAAGCTGGACAGCTATCGCAGCGACCCTGACGAATGCCACCGCTGCATTCGCCGTCGAGGATTCCTTCGCTGTGGCTGTTGGCAACGCCGCGCAGTTCCGCTCCCTGCCGGAGTACAGCTATGACTCCGGAACGCAGTTCATCACGCCTTCGCTCGCAGGCATCGGAGCGGGGCTCACCGGGTACATCAAGTCATGATCACCTTCTATCTGTGGGACGAGACCGGAGCCCCGGCCGGCGTGGTGGACTGCGCCGAGGATGGCCCGCTGCCTGCGCGCTGCACGCCGACCGAGCCGCCGGCCGCTGCCCCCGGCTTCCGGGTGGTGTGGCGTGGCGAGTGGTTGCAGGAGCCGCTTCCCGCGCCCGACCTGGCCGGGATGAAGGAGCAGCTGCGTGCGGCGGCCACGGCGTGCCGCTGGTCGCACGAAACCGGCGGACTGACGCTGGGCGGCGTGCGCGTGGCCACTGCGCTGCAGGACCAGAACCGCATCGCCTCCGTCTTGGCGGCAATGCAGGTCGCGGAAGTGGACGGCGTGGACTTCAAGGCCGACAGCGGGTGGGTCTATCTCACCGGGGCCGAGCTGCAGGGCATCGCCGCGGCGATCACCGCGCACGTTCAAGCCTGCTTCTCGGCCGAGCGCGCGCACCACGAGGCCATCGACGCGCTGCCCGACCTGTCGGCGGCGCTGGCATATGACGTAACGGAGGGCTGGCCCGCATGACGAAGTACCTGCTCACTGGCGACGGCCGCCGGCTGCTGACCGGCGGCGGGCAGGTGCTGACGGCCGATGCCCCGGGGCCGGCGTTCTCGGACCTCACCGCGGCGCCGATGCCGGTCTCGATCACGCTGGCGGCCAAGGTCGCGGCGGTCGCGGTGTCAACCGTGGCGCCGATGGCCGTGGCGTTCGGGATGGCCGCTTCGCCGACCGCGAACACCGGCATTGCCCCGATGCCGGTCACGTTCGGGCTGTCGGCAACGCCCAGCGCTTGGGCGAGCGCGCAACCGGCGCCGGAGACGGTGGAATTTGGCCTGGCCGCGTCGCCCAGCGCCACCGCGCAGGTCGTGCCGGCGCCGGCGGTGTCGTCCTTCGACCTGCACGCGAGCCCGAGCATTGCGTACCCGGCGACGATCCGGCCCCGGCCTATGCCGGTGCAAATGCGCCTGGTCGCCAAGCCCACGCGCGCAGCGGTCATCCGGTCCCGGCCGCTCCCGGTCCGCACGTTGCTGTCGGCCCGGATCAGCATCAGCACCGCGGCGAAGTGGCGGGAGAAGTGGCTGGCGGTGTACGGCCTGCGCCAGACCGTGCTCAACGCCATCGACGCGAACAACCGCGAACTGGCGAAAGAGGCCGGGGTGCTGGCCGGCGCCACCGCCACGGCCCTGGTGCAGACCAACACGCGCGTGGACTTGGTGGATGGGCGGGTGACTACCGAAGCGCAGCGCGTGACGGTCCTCACCGGCCGGGTGGGCAATGTCGAGGGCACGCAGACCGCGCAGGGCACGGCGATCAGCAACCTGCAGACGACCCAGACCAGTCAGGGCAACACGCTCACGTCGCACAGCCAGCAGCTGGTTAGCGTGCAGTCGTCCATCACGACTCTGGACGGGAAGGTCACCACCAACGCCAACGCAACCACCGCGCTGGACGCGCGCGTGGCCGTGAACGAGCTGGGCATCACCCAGGCAAAGGCCACCTGGGGCGTCTACCTGACCGCCGGCAACGTCATCAGCGGCGTGCAGTCGATCAACAACGGCATCATCGCCGAGTTCAACGTGATGGCGCATGTGTTCCGTCTGCTGTCGCCGGCCGGTGCCGACGGCATGGAGATTCGGGACGGCTACATCCGAATCTGGAAGGGCAACAGCCAGACGATCATCGGCAACAGGTTCGGCGTGGCCGGGCAGGGATTGATGAAGTGGTTCGGGCCGAACATCGGCGCCGCGGCGTGTACGAAGGCCAACGCGACGAGCTGGGAGGATGACCAGGGCAACGCCTACTTTGGCGGGTCGCTGTCGGCCGGCGTGCTGCGCAATGGCGCGCAGTCCACTCAGGTGGGGTCGAACGCCATAGTTGAAACCGGGCAGTTCGGCACCAACGGCGGCGCGAAAGCAGTCACGTACAGCCTGAGCTATGCGAACTACTTCATCACCCAGAGCAACCTCGGTGGCAATGGCACTCTGACCGCTACGCTGGTCCTGGAGCGCAGCATCGGCGGGGGCGGATGGGTGGAAGTCTCGCGGCGTTCCTTGGTGGGCAGCAAGACGCTTATCGAGTACGAGGCCGGCGTCGGCTACACGTATTCGTTCAGCATCGGAGGCTCCAGCACCTTCACCGACAACACCGCCGGCAGCGCGTCCACGTTCAACTACAGGGTGCGCTTGGAAGGCGTCACCGGCTGGCCGTATGCGAAACCGGAAGGCGGGGCGAGCCCGTGGGGCACCCAGTCGTTGACCGTCCTATCTATCGAGGAGTGATCACGATGAAGCACTACATTGGCCTGGCGCTCGCCGCCGGGCTGGCGGGCTGCGCGCCGGGGATCGACCCGGCGCCGCAGCCGGGTCAGGTCTACCAGCTGCCGGCCATCGAATGGCACGTAGTGGACCGCGCCGAGCTGCGCAGCGTCTACGCCGCCGCCGGGATGCCGCTCGCGGAGGGTGACAAACTCCACGGCTTCGCGGGCGTGGACGGGGCCGGTCGGCCGGTGATCTACACGCTGCCGCCGGCCCGCGTCGATGACGCCGCGACCCTTACCCTGGGCCACGAGCTGCTGCACGTCGCGCTCGGCCGCTACCACCCGGAATAGGCCGCGCGAGTTGACCGTCGCAGGATTTGCGATCCGTGGCGCCGAAGATGCCCGCGCGGTGTCCTCCCCCCTGTGACACCGCACTGCCGGCCGCTCCTCCCCTGTAGCGGTGACGCCCGCAAGGCTCCTCGTGATCCGGCTCTCTACACCAGCAACGGCGCTACGATTGCCTCGCCATCCTCTCGTGCCGTGTTGGGGTTGGCAATGCGCGTGCTGCGCCACCAGCTCCTATCGGCCGGCGGAAGCGAGTCCAAGAGAGGACGCAGGCCGGCGACGCTGGCTATCCATGTCGGGGCGAACTCTTCTGGTAGAACGGCAGGGAATCGCGTGCTGGAGTGGACTGCCAGCGACATGGATTTTCCGAAGAGAACGCCGGCCAGCAGGAAAGGGTCGCGCCCTGGCGGCTCGTAGTACCACCAGCCATCCGGCTCGCAGATCGAGAGCCCGCTGGCGAACACGGCCACGCCGCCGGTTGCATCGCCTGGCAGGTCAACATCCCAGATGATTGGCCGCGCCTCGCTCCATCCCACGCTGATGACGCCAGGCTCCCCCCACGGGTAGTACCCATAGCCGCGCGGGAAGTAGCCCGGCGGAAGCCGCCAAGTTCGGGTGCTCTCCGCCGTCATGTTCGGGGGCTTCGGGCGAATCCCAAGCAAGTCCTCGAAATCAACGATCCTGTGGAACTTGGCGATGCGCATCTTCATGGCGTCGTGACCCTACCATCGTGGCCGTGACGCCGGCGCGGCCCGTAGTTTTCCTACCCGCCGGCGCTGCTTTGCCCGACTCCGGCGGCGCGCCCAGCGGCGCACCATGTTCCAGCCAGCCCCGGCCGCCGGCTGACAGCCCAGGCCAACCCCGCCGGGCCTGGGCAGGGAAGCCCGGGCAGCTGGCGCCAACCGGCATGGGGTGCTACCTACGCACGGACCGCTTCACGGAGACGTGCGCGTGGTGCCGCACATACCAGCGCCAAGGCAAGTCGATGGCCTTGCTGATCCCGATGCGCGGACCGACCACCGGGTCGGGCGGGGGCGGCGACCCATCGCTGACGATGGCGACCCCTCGATCCATAGCGACCAGGTCAGCGCCGTCGAACGAGCGATCCAGGCCCATGGCCTGCGACAGCTTCCCAGGCCCGCTGGCTAAGTCTCGGTCGCGTTTGGCCGCTACTCGTGCCGCCCGCATGAGATCGATGCCGGCAATCGGCTCCGCGGCCCTGAGCAGCACGCCCGCGCCCTCGCCAACTTCACCACAGACGGCGTTGCTCCCCCAGTGAATGCCGTAGGAGAAGTAGACGTAGAGGTGGCCCGGCGGTCCGAACATCGTCGCGTTGCGGGCCGTCTTGCCACGATGCGAGTGGGCCGCCGGGTCGTCGCTGCCGGCGTAGGCCTCCACTTCGACAATGCGGGCGGCCCTCCCGTCCGAGCGAACGAGAACCTTGTTCAGCAGCTCCGGGGCGACGAGGGTGGGGTGTCTGCGGTAGAAGGCCCTCGGCAGCGCGGTCCAGTCGCTAGCCATTGATCCCGGCGCGCTCCACCATCTGGCCGAGGCGGTCCAGGACATATGCCTGCTGGTCGTCGCTGACCTCGCCGCAGAGCCTGTCCGTGCGGTCCTCGAACTCACGAAAGAACGTGTTCATGTTGCGACGAAGCTGCGGAATCTCCGCCTCGATCTCGGCCAGCCGCCTCTCGATTTCCTGTTCGGTCAACATGGCACCCTCAGATGAAGCCCTGCAGGCTGGTTTGGACCCTTAGCGTTACCAGCCATGACGCGATGAGCTCGTGGATTGCATGCTCGTCCTCCGGGTAGCGGCCGATCAGGCGTTCCTCGATGGCCTCCAGCACAGCGTCAAGCTCCGGGCCCGGGCCGTGCTCTGACACCGCGTGCTGCAGCTCGTTGAAGGCGAGGTCGTAATCTGCTTGCTGGCTACTCATGGCTGTCCTCCGGCTCTACCGCGCCCACTTCGCGCATGATGGCGGCGACCCCGTCGTGGAAGTAGTCGGCATCGTTCGCTGCAACCTGGTGCTCGATCGCCTCGGCCTCACCGGCGATGACGTCGGCCTGATCCCCTGCGGGGTAGTCACGGGCGATTCTGGCCGCCTTCGCGCGGAGGCCCTGGAGCAGGTCATCGAGCTGTGAACGGGTCAGGCGGGTCATGTCATCGATCCTACGGTGGTGGCGTTATCCTCCGGTCAATACCGGAGGCTCCCATGTGCTACTCAGCCCAGATCGAATCGGCCTACACGAAGTTTGTCCGCAAGTTCGGCGCCGTCCTGGACAAGAAGGCCTTCGCCAAGATGTGGCTGCACGACGAGGGAAAGGAGCGCCGGCCCAAGACCCCACGGGCGCTGGACCTGTCGTTCCTGACCTCGGATGACCCCGACGTGGCTGGGATAGCGCAGGAAATCAGGCAATGGGACGCGGAGGACGTCGCACAGCTTGAGACCGAGTTGTTCCGGCAGGCCAAGCGCCTGGCCGATGCCGAACGGAAGCTGGCGGCCAAGCCGACCAAGACCGCAGAGAACGAGAAGCGGATCGCCGGCACCAAGATCGAGCAGATCAAGGGGCGGATCGCCGACCTGAAGCGGGCGCAGCCGGAACCCAAGGACTCGCGGAT